CATACCAAGCTTTTACTTTAGCCTAAGCCTATTTCTTTTTAGGATCTCGATGCTAGTCACCATCGTTTACACCGCAATACGACCGCCATTCGCTTGGGTAAACTAAATCATGGTCTATACAGGCTTCAAATACTGTATCTAATAATACGCCTTGAAGGTTAGCGAGTGTCTAAAAAGTTTTTACTTGTACTTCAGTTGCCTTGGGGCCATACTTCTACAACTGAATATTTTCTATACCTACAAAATCTGGCTCCCATTCTTTTAGTGCGGCTTTAAGCCAATTTTTAACTTGATTGATACGTTCGGTAGCTTGTAAGGTAGAGTTTGTTTTAAAAGTCCCATACCCAACTAATACCTTATCATCATATATTGCATAGCCCGTAACACTTGTTGCCGCGTCTAAGGCTAGAATACGCTACACATCTGTACCCTTCTTGGGTACCTTATTTTTTTTGACTTTATACGGGTCACCGGCCATACATATATCACATATCTTATGTTTGCGCCAGTTCTCGAAAGTCTATTCTTGTTTATGCCCAGCTGGGCACTACATTTCAAGTGGAGTCTTGAGGTTTTTATAAGTTTCACTTATAAGTTTCCATCCCTCTGTTTCTAAAGCATTAGAGACGGAATATATATTTATTGTACTCATACTCCTGTAGAACCGAAGCCAGCTTCGCCCCTATCAGAATCCTCCAAAGAGTCCACTACATTAGCCTTAAATCTATAAGAAGGCATTACTAGCATTTGTGCTATACGGTCGCCCTTATGGATTTGATAAGGTTCATCACCAATATTATCATATAGCGCGCGGACTTCACCACGATAACCGCTATCAATTACACCAGCACTATTGCTTAGCCGTAGAGGAGTTTTCGCGCCAATACTAGAGCGCGGTAGCACAAATGCGACCCAACCTTCTGGCAACTGAATATGTACTCCGGTCTTTACTGGTGTTCCAGTAGAATGGGCCGAAATTGTAGTATCTTCCATTGCATACATATCCGCGGCGGCGTCGCTATCATGTGCATAAGTAGGAACCTGCGCGCCATCTTCTAGCTGAATTGGAAGCTCAATAGCATAAGAATGATACTTTTCCGCAGCGGCATTAAAGATATCAAACATCTTATCCATAATTGTATCTACTAGTAACTTTTTATTACCAGTATAAGATACTTCACTATAAACCATTTCTTTCATAGTATCAGATAGTGCTTTAATTGCGGCCTGAGCTTCTGATTTATTTAGCCCTTGGTCTTCCATATTATTTACAATCTGATTAATAGACTGTTGTACTAATTCAGATGAGAACTGTTGTTCAACGCCATCAAGAATAGTTTTCATCATTTCATCAGTTAAACTTGCATCATCTATTTCAGTAAGACTTTTAATAGAGTCAATTAATGTCTGTAATTCATTCATTTCCTTTCACCTCAATCACTGAATGTTTTTTCGGTTGTAACAACCATCCACATATCAACTATTTCTCCTTTGGATTTCTTTGTTTTTACAACATATCCAGATTTCGTTAGCGTATAGCCGCCAGATACCTGACTATCCTTAGCATCCTCAATCATTTCCATTGCTTCTTCTTCAGTATCCACACGCCATACATCAGTTGTTTTCAGTAGCTGTCTCGCCATTTTCTTCAATCTCCTTTTCTTTTTCTTCATTTAGTTTTCTTAGTTTTTGTATTAAATCAATATAATTAAGTTTCTTTGCAGTCTCGCTTACTGCGCCGACTACATCTCCACTTTCATTAACTATTTCAGCATACTTTTTCGCGCCAACTTTCTTCTTTAATGCGCGCCGTTGTGCCCTATTCATTGGCACTCTTGTGCTATTGATTTTCTCTATCGTTTTATCTTGTATCTTTTTAAGGATTTCTTCTTCAGTCGGCGCGCCAACTTGTTCTTCCGCTTCTTCGATACTAATTTGTTGTATCTTAGCATATCTTTCAATTAACTCTTCTTTAGTTATCTCTATGGTAGGTTCTTTAACCTCATTAATCTCAGTTTCCATCAGCCGCCTCCATTATATTTCTGGTCGCTCTAAAGATACATCTTTTGGTTTTTCTGGTGCTTCATATTCGTTCCAAAAAGTAATATACCAATGAGCTGGATCACCTTCTGCTTTTACTTTATGCTTGATACTCATGTGGTTAAATTTATGAACTGGCGCTTCAAATCCAATATCTTTACCAGTTTTTTGGCTACGCCAAATTTCTTCTGCTTGTGTAGTATAATGCATATGCAAGCTATTGGTTAATATTTCATAATCTTTAGGAGACATAAGAGCAGATTCAAGTACTACTTTCCATCCAGTAGAAGAATCAAACTCTTCAAAATATCCAGTCAAACAATCTAAAAATACCTCTTTACTTGGATTATTAGTTTCATTATATAGCGGTAATCTTTCATAAATTAAAATTTTTACATTTGGAATTTCCTTTTTCCCAAAATTTTCATGAGATAATATAAGCTAATGCTCTTGGTAAAAGGGCCAGGATTCCACATCATTAACATCATATCTTTTAAACATGTTTTATCCTCCTTATTTAATTTAAATCTTGTCCTTCAGGATACTCATCTGAAGTATATTTCCAAATATAATTATAAGCTTGATGTCTTTCTCCACGACATACATATGCAATTCCACTAGTATGTTTATTTATTGCTCGTGCTGCTTCTGCGGCAGAAGGAAATGTCATTATATATTTTCCTTCTAAAGTATACTAATTGACTTTCTTACTACATCTTTTTAAAACGGCCATTCGTACAGATTCTGCTTTTTTCTCTCTCCGCTTAGCCTAAATTTGTAATATGGCTTCAATGGAATTAATGTCATCTTGGAATTTCCAAATGAAATTTTTAGTAATACTATATTTAAAACAAGCACTCTAAATTGCTTCTCTAGTAGACGAAACTGCTTTCGCGGCGTTACGTGCAGAATAATATGTATGTATATAATTTCCTTCTAAGTCATATTGTTCTACAGCGTGGCAAGTAGGCTATAACTTATTTTTTTCATCCTATGTAAGATAACCTAGACCTAATGGATGCAAAATATTCGTGATAGTAATTGGTTTCACTTCATAATAATCGCATAGCTCCTATATAGTCCGGCCTTCATTAAATAGTTTACATACCTCTGAAGGTAATACACGAGGCTTACCAGAACCTCCAGCAGTTTGATTATATCCTTTAGTTCCAAATGAATCATACTATTTTATCCAATAACATTCACGCTCATCTAATTCATCTTCTGAACATTCTTCAATTATAGAAAATTCAAAATTATCTATTCCATATTTACGCATAGCACGATATAAAGGATACTCATAAGTAGTTAATGATGAATTATATACGTTATTTTTATGATTACGCCAACGAGTAGATAACTATACTGACTATCCAATATATACTTTATGATTAATTAAATTTTCAATTTTATATATTCCAATCATTTTAGCCACCTGCCCGTTTATTATAT